GAAAGAGGCACTGGAGATGGTGGCGCACAAGGTTGGGCGGATACTCAACGGAGATTCTGATTATCATGATAGCTGGTACGACATGATTGGCTACATAAAGTTAGTGGCTGACACGCTAATAGATTTTGATGCAGTCCAACGTTGACAAATCCTTGATTTCGTGGTAATCTCTGATTCAAAGGTGAATGAGTGAGAAGCACTGCACGCATGGACGATTCCGATAAGCAATACCTAAGAGACAAGATCCGCTTGATAAAAGAAAAATATCATCTTACTATTGCACAGACAGCAATGCGCTTTGACGTCTCAGAGTCATTTATTAAGCGGACCATAGCAAACTCGGCAAAAATCAAGTAAGATAAACTGGATACAGCTGGATACAGTATATTATGAAGACTTTACGGATAATACCAGAAAAAAGAAAATCAAGAACAAACACTCCTAAGCCTGAAGGACGGACAAGGGCTTACTGGGTTCCAACACCTGAAATTATCAATAAAATAGAGGCCCTTTCTGCACGGGGACTCTATCAGGAAGACATAGCCCGCTGCATAGGAGTTTCCCCCTCGGTGTTTTCAGATAAGAAAATTACCTTCCCGGAGATAGAAGAGGCGATTAAAAAAGGAGCCGCCAAAGGCGCTGCTGTGGCCACAAATGCCCTATTTGAGAAGATGGAGAAAGGCGATACCATAGCAATCCTTTTTTACCTCAAATGCCGGTGTAAATGGAAAGAGTATACCAATGAGGATACCATGAATGCGTTCTACAATTTCATGCGTGATCTGATACTTTATCTCAAAAGCAATGAACCGAAGGCGGTACCCGTAATAGAGAACGTCTTTGATGACTTCATGGTTCACGCCCGGAGCAAGTATGAAATTGAATACAAGCCAAACATGGCCAAATGATGACAGAAGAAATCTCTAAAGTATTCTCAAGGCTGACAGTCCCGCTCAAGGAGTACCTGATGGAACTGATGATGGAGAAAACGAAGAACATTGAAAGGTCGATTGAATTAGCCAAATTGAACCTTGATCAAAGATTGGAAGCCAGCAATGAATTGTTGAAATATCTTAAGAACCAATCGGAAAGCTCAGCGACACGTGTGGCGGTCGATTTGAAGTTTGACAAAATCGAGGGCGATTTACGAAACATTCGAGAATATCTGGCCACGATTAAAGGAAAGGCTGACCAGTCAGCGGTGATAGTAGGGTATGTGATATCATTAATAGCATGTGGCATAGCCATAGCTGCCATGTTCTATAAATAAGGGAGGGAGTAAGGATGACCAGAGCACAGAGGAACCATAATCCGGTGAATCTCAAGTTCAGGAAACAGAGGAACGCAATGGGCAAGGATGCTGATGAGTTTGCCATATTCTACACCGCCCAGGACGGATGGATTGCGGCTCACCGGCAGATTAAACTTGCCCAGAAAAGAGGGCTCACTGTTAGAGGATTCATCGAGAAGCTTGCCCATCCACATGAAAATGACACCGAGAAGTACATCACATTTGTGGCCGGTCAGCTTGGGGTATTCGACACAACAACTTTGTGTGCATGTTCAGTATACGCCATTGCAGGGGTAATGGCGCAATGGGAAGGGTACTATCTGTCAGAAAGTCTGTCAGACAGCAAACAGAAAGGGGAATGGCATGTTTAAACCGGCAGTAAAAACAACTGAGTTTTGGCTTGTGGTAGTAGGGATTCTGATAACAACGGTTTACCCTATGGTACTGGAGCACTACCCGAATCTTCCTGAAATATGGATAGTCGTTATTGATGGCCTCATAGCTGTTTATGTAGGGGCAAGATCGTATATTAAAGGACAGGCGGTAAAATAGAGCACCGCTGCTTTGAAGACAAATCGAAATCACGAGAAGCAGGTTGAAGAACTCAAACAGCTCCTGCAGGTTTCCGTGACACCGCTACCGGAGGGGAGAGAACCCAGGGAAAACAGGAAGAAGCAAGGCGCTGAGGACCTGGAATATTTCGGCAAGACATATTTCCCTCACTATGTATATGCACCATGCTCTGCTTTCCACAAATACATGTGCAAGAAATATGCAGCTTTGGTAAATACAGCAGAGAAGGAAGGAAAAGGAGACAGGGCTGTTGATGCAGCTCCTCGAGGAAATGCGAAATCAACCTGGATCTGCCTGATATTTATTCTCTGGTGCATCGCTTACAGGAAGCGCAAGTTTGCACTTATCATATCTGCCACTAACACCCAGGCCGAGGATTTTATCAATTTCATCAAGACAGAACTCGAAATCAATGAATACCTAAAGCAGGATTTCCCTGAAATGTGCGGTGAAGGTCCAGTATGGAAATCAGATACGATTGTCACACGCAATGGCGCGAAAATAAGGGGGGCAGGCGCAGGGCAGAAGTTCAAGGGGGTGCGGCATGGCAACAAAAGGCCGGATGTGGTTGTTGTCGATGACTTGGAAAATGACGAAAGCGTAGAATCAGCAGAACAGAGAAAGAAACTCGAACGATGGTTTTTCAAGGCCCTGATGAAGATAGGACAAAAGGATACGGTCTATATTGTTATCGGGACGATATTGCATTATGATAGCCTGTTATCAAACCTGTTTCGTCAGCCGGGGTGGAAGGGAAGGATATTCAAAGCCATAATTGCCAAGTCCATATCTAGATTGTGGGAACAGTGGGAGGAGATATTCTCGGATATTTCACAAGGTCAAAAAGAATCAGAGGCTATGGCTGATGATTTCTTTGCACAGCATGAAACTGCAATGCTGGCCGGCACAAAAGTGCTCTGGCCTGAAGTAGAGGATTATTATTATCTCATGAAGATGAGAGTTTCGGAAGGGCCTGCATATTTCGAAAGCGAGAAACAGAATGAACCAATCAACCCGGAGGATGCCGTTTTCCTTGAGGAATGGTTTGTGGATTGGGAAGATGCAGACTTGTCCGGAGCCTTACACGCCGGAGCATGTGATCCCTCACTCGGCAAGCGCAACAAACGCAGCGACCCATCGGCTATCATAGCGGGGATGATGAAGGATAGCATCCTATATCTCACCATTGCCGATATAGAAAAACGTCAGCCTGACAAGATCATGACAGATTTGCTCCTGCATCATCAGAGGACGCCGTTTGACAAGTTACGCATAGAGGCAGTACAATTTCAAGAGTTCTTCGCACGTCAATTCGAAAAAATAGCACATTCCGGAGGGCAGACGATCAACATTGACGAGTACATGCCGAATACGGATAAGGATCTGAGAATTGTTAGATTACAGCCATGGATTAAGAATGGTTGGATCAGGTTCAAGAAGGGCATGTATGAACTTAAACGGCAGCTTATTTATTATCGTCCTAAGGGCAAGGGCGGGCACGATGATGGCCCCGATGCGCTTGAGGCGCTTCTTTCACTTTGCGAAAGCGGCTTAGTCAAAGCCGTAACTGTAACAAGTGAACCTACCAAAAACGATTATCATGCAGACATCAAAGATCTTCGGAGTAGACACTATCGCAGGAGGGTTGCAGCATGAAAGAAGTTCCAACCGCGAAGCGCGCGAAGCGCAAAGGCTTCATATCTAGGTTCATCGATACAGTTTTTAGGGGGACAATCGATCTGTCAGACAGCAAGGGAACTAAAGAAAAAAACAATGCCCCGATGACGGCAGCTATGTCGCCCGGCTATCGCAGGGAAGATGAAGGATGGAGAAAATTGACTGCAACTCCCACCAGAGACCTGCTCAACGTTCCGCAGGAGAACATGATCGACATTGCATACTGGCTGTGGGAAACCAATCCGCTCGCTCGATGGATCATAGAAATAATCAAGGATTTCATTGTTGCTGATGGAGTTCCTTACGATACGAAGAATGATGAAGTAAAGAAAATATTAGAAGACTTCTGGTATGATCCCGTAAACCGCATGGATATTAACATCGAGAAACATGCGAGGGAACTGCACATCTACGGAGAACTCATTTTCCCGGCATTTATAGCACAGCAAACGGGAAAGATCAGACTCGGTTATATTGATCCCAAGCAGGTTGATAAAATCATTACCGATCCTGAGAACGTAAAGATGCAGATAGGGCTTATCCTGAAAAGCGAAGCCGGGGTGCAAGCCAGACAATATAGAATAATATTGCCAGAGGGATCAGAGTTTGTTTTATCGGCACGCGCGCAGGCCATGAGGGCTTCTTTTTTGGATGGAGAGTGCTTTTTCTTCTCTATCAACAACGTGACCAATGCTCCACGAGGCAAAAGCGAAATATTTGTTACGTCAGACTGGCTTGATGCGTATGAACAGTTTCTATTCGACTATGCCGACAGGTGGCCGTTACTCAATACGTTTATTTGGGATCTGCAGGTAGAAGGGGGCGATGAAAATGATATCAACAAGCATATCAAGAACTTCACAAAGAAATCAGGGAGTGTCTTTGGTCACAATGATAAGGTAACCCTTGAACCGAAAACTCCTGACTTGAAATCTCAAGATGCCGAGACCGGGGCTAGACTGTTGAGAAATCACATTCTCGGAGCACATGGAATACCTTCTTTTTGGTATGGCGGCGGGGAAGATGCAAACCGCGCCCTTGGTGTAGAGATGGGCACCCCTACATTCAAAATGATGGCATCCAAGCAGAGATATTTCAAGTACATTTTGGAGACAATATTTGACCAAGTGATTGGTCGGGCGATGGAAGCCAATTACCTGAAACTGTCCGAAGAAGAAGCATACCAGTACACAATCAACATGCCGGAATTGTCGAGCAAGGATGCATCGAAATATTCGGCAGCGATACAACAACTCACGTTATCTATCATAACGGCAATGGATCGTGGACTGCTTGACAAGCAAACTGCAGTAAAAATATATGCCTTCGCAATGGGAATGATTGGCTACGAAATAGATACCGATGATGTTCTAAGTGCAATTGAAAAAGAGGAAAGCGCGAAGGGGTATGAAGATTACATGGCAAGTAAGTATACATAACTGAAATGCTGAAAGTAACGCCACAACTTAAGAGAATCATAAAAGAAAAGGACTTGGCAATAAAAACATCAACGCAATCCATGCTCGGGATGCTCAGAGAATTACAAAGACAAGTGCTTTATGAAATCGGACAGGCTGCTATAGATTCATGGGATTCCTATCACCTCAAAAAATATCTTGATTCGATTGAATGGCAGATCTCAAATTTCAATGCAAAGGTAAAAGCAGAGGCGACCGGCCTGCTGTCCGAGACATGGAAAAGGGGGCAGGAACTTGTCGACAAGCCCCTTGCCATTGAAGGAATACGCACGGGATGGTATCTATCAAGCGATGCACTTGATGTTCTCAAGGATTTCGCTTTCCATCGGCTTGACGGGTTGACTGATGATGCATGGCTAAAAATAAGATCAGAACTCAATCTTGGCGTAATGGGGGGCAAGACTCCGCAGGAAGTAGCGAATGCTATCGGAAAAAACCTCACAAGTCCATCAATCTTCTCGTCGATTGCTGCACGTGCCGAAGTTATCGTGAAGACAGAGGGAGGCCGGATCTTCAGTCAGGCCACTCAACTGAGGATGGAACAATCTGCCAAAAATGTGCCGGGGCTTGAGAAGCAATGGTGGCATGCAGGGCATCCTAAGCTTCCTCGACCGTCACATCTTGCTGCTGATGGTCAGCATGTTCCAGTAGATCAGCCGTTTGATATCGGAGGGGTCAAGATGATGTTCCCCAGGGCACCCGGGGCAGACCTGGAAAATGTCATAAATTGCGGGTGCGATAGCATTCCGTATCATGAAGAGTGGAAATGATGCTAAAGGAGAACGATAAACCAATGGTAAAAGAAAGACTAGCTGAGAATGCGCACAATGAATGGTGTGAGTGGATGAAAACATTCCTAAGCCGGGCAGAAGTCAATAAAAACGGAAGCATTACATTGTCCAAGAAAACAGTAGAAGAATGGAAAGCATTATCGGAGATCGCTTATGTGGATCTTGATAAAAAGCACATGGACGCGGTGGGGAAACATGCAGACAGAATTATCCAGATATTATTTCAGGAGGTCTTGAGTTGAAGAACATGGCACCGGGCAAAAGAGGAAGGAAGAAAAGAATTATAGTCCCCAGCGCTCCCCTTGTTGACCAGCTAAAAGAAAAGCATAACTCAATCGCGGAACAGGCACATTCCGACCAGGCCGACCAGGCCGACCAGGCCGAGATCAGCGTATCCGATGGAACTCAAGCTGCGGTAGGAAAGTTCAGCGAAGTGGCCCACTTGATAAAGAACCTGTCTTATCATTATTCTACACTTGTGATGTATGAAGACAGCAGCATTCCTGGGATTATGAGGAGAAAGTACACTGCAGGCACGCGCGAACTCACTACAGAAGATATATTGGCTTGTGCCGATCATGGGGACCATTTTGTGATTGTCACCAAAGACGGGAAGAAATACAAAGTGAGCAAAACATGAAGTGCGGAGACATAATATTTACGTCGGGAAGGTCTGCAATAAGTCGTCTCATACAGTGGTGGACGATATCTAAGTGGTCTCACGTAGCTGTTGTGATAAATAGTGAAGGAGATTTTGTTGAGGCTACATGGCCGAAAGTCAGAGTAGGAAATATCAAGGAATTATACCTGAAGGGGAATGATGATTATCATGAGGTTGGCATTTTGAGAGATCCTCTTACCTATGAGGAGTCTTTGAATTTGCATAAGTTCATGTTGAGCAAGGTGGGTACATCCTATGATGCAATCGGACTGCTGAGCTTCGTATTGCGAGTCAGGGTTCAGAATAAGAGTTTTTATTTCTGCAGTAGACTTACAGCAGAGGGGTTTGAGTATATCTCCCGCCCGCTGATACGGAGAAAGCCTGAATGGGACACTCCCTCAGATATCTACGAGTCGTTAATGATTTCCATATCTCAAATGAAAGGACAATAGGATATGCCATATCCAACGCTTGACAGTTTGCCTGATTGGGTTAAAAAGATGCCGAAGCATGCCCAACAAATATATCAGGCAGCCTGGAATTCAGCTTTTGAACAATACAACGATGAAGGGAAGGCTGCTGCAACTGCAATTTCAGCCATAAAAACGAAGTACGAACAGGACAATAATGGCGAATGGCATCTCAAAGCTGCTTCAGCGGAAGTTTATAATTTTCCAGGCAGAATTGTCGCTGCTTCGGTTGACAATACAAATGCTGATTACGGATGGAGATGGGAAGTTCAGATAATCAATGCAGGGGAAGACAAGCAGGGAGGGGCCATATACCCATTGTCAGTATTGCACGCCGCCGCTTCTCTATATGAAAATGCCCCGGTGTTCGCTCTCTCGGAAGGGCAGCATAGTTCCGGCAAGCATCCTTTTGGAAATTCAGTTCGTGATCTCGTGGGTCGCGTCAAGAATGTACATACAAATCCGATGGGACTCGGCGGGAAATTAATAATCCTGAAGGCTTCAGGAAATAAATGGTTGAGGGATGCTCTTGTAGATGCTCATGAACAAGGCATGATAGGAGAGCACAGTACAAACGATATTCTTGGCCTTTCACATGACACAATGGGGATAGTGGCTATGCAAGGGGGCAAGAGGGTAGCGCAAAAAATTGCGAAGGTTAAGTCCGTCGATATAGTTTACGAACCTATCGCCGGAGGGAAATTCATTAGGATGGCTGCGGCTGCTCAAGCAGCGGGCCGGAAAACGGAGGAAAACGAAATGATCAAAAAGTTATTGGCTGCGCTTAAATTGCAGCGCCCAGACCTCAAGGAGCAAATAGAGGCAATTGAGGCCAAGGGAGATGCGGCCACAGAAGAAGAGATGCAGAGTCTTCTTGCCTCGGCAGTTGCAATGCCTGGCGACAAGAAAGACGAAGTAAAGGAATACCTTGATAAGCTGACTGCTTCCTTGACTGACAACGCCACAAAGCATGCAAAAGAGTTGGTTGCAGAAGCAACGAAGAAGTTTGAAGATACTCAAAAGTTGCTGGCATGTACTTCAACGCTGATCGAGAGCCTGGAACATTCAGGGCTGCCGGAAATCGTTAAGGCAAGAGTGAGGAGGCAGTACGAGGGCAAGGTATTCGAGCCGGTTGCCCTTACTGCATCGATCAAAGAAGAGAAGGAAATGGTCGACAAACTCACATCAAGCGGTATCCCGACCGGAGTAGGTGCTCTACGCACCGACGTCCTTGAAGGAGAGGCTGAAAAACTTCAGGCAGCACTTGATAAGCTTTTAGGCGGCGACGTAGATCCAAAATTCAAGGATGTACCGGCATTCACATCTCTCAGGGGAGCATACGTAAGACTCACCGGTGATCCTGAGCTTAGAGGTCTTCCGTCCCGGGAAGGCATGGCGCTTGGAGAAAAGTTCATGAACATGATGAGACTCCCGGCGGCGTACAGCACGAGTTCATTCAGTTTTGTGCTCGGGAACTCAATGTATCGCAGGCTACTGAAGGAATATGCCAGAGTGAATTATCAAGAAGAGGCATTGATCTCATTCTATCGCAGTGCTGAAAACTTCAAAACTCTGGAAATCATCCAGGTCGGTTACTTCGGTGACGTTCCTGATGTGAACCCTGAAACGGGCGATTACAAGGAAATCACCATGCCGACAGACATCGAGGCCACTTATGCGGTGAATCAGAAAGGTTGGTTGCTCACAGTTACCCGCAGGGTGCTACTCAATGACGACCTTAAAACCGTATCGCAGTTGGTAGCAAAGATGGGGAGAGCGCACAGGCGCACTCATGCCCGCAGAGCATGGAATAAAGTCATCAACAATGCTACATTCAAGGGCGACTCGGTAGCCTTGTTCGATGCAGCACATGGTAACCTCGGAGCGGTTGCACTTACTGCCGATACGACAGGGGTAACAACCCTTACGAATAGACTGAAGGCCATGTATGCACAGACAGAGCAGGATTCTGCTGAAGGGCTCGCATTAATTCCTCTTTATCTATGGGTTCCACGCGAAGTCAAGGAAATAGCCGAGACATTGAACAGTCCTTGGCCTGGCGCAGCAGCCCCGAACCCACATGCAGGCAGGTTCGGTGCGAATCACGAACGGATTATCACAAACCCACTTTTCACCGATGTTAACGACTGGGGCCTTATAGCGAACGGGAATGATGTAGAACTGCTGGAGGCTGCATACATCAATGGACAGAGGGAACCCGAGTTCTTCGTTGCGGACAATCCCCTCGTCGGTCAAATGTTCGTGGCAGACAAGATTCAGTACAAGAGCCGCCACGAGTTCGAGTTTGAAATAGCCGATTACAGAGGCTTCGACAAATCGGTCTGTGCATAACGACAAAGTTACAAACCTGAATACAGGGAAAAGGAGATATGCAAAATGAAAAATAAAAGGATCATAGCGCTATTGATAGCGCTTGCTTGTCTTGTCTGTTTCACCGCCACAGCAGATGCGGTATATACGATCAAGAATCAATGGTCAAGGTTCGGCGCTACCTGCGGAACCACTATCACAGTGGGTCAGCTTGTAGCGATAGCCGATGCCGACGGACTGGCTTATCCTGCCGATGCCGATGTGGGGACATTGAGGCCAGCTCTCGGCATTGCTGGCAAATCATGTGTAATTACAGGAAACGTAGAAATCGTAACGATGGGTATTGTCTCGGGATGGACAACCCTATCTGAAGGCACAGCATGCTACTTGTCAGAGACAGCAGGGGCAGTCACTCAGAGCTCCCCTGCGTGGTCCCAGCAGGTAGGGTATGCGATTAGTACAACCGAGTATTACATCAACCCCACCGCATATTACAGCACCGCATCACTGACTACCCTCGGAGTGCTTACTGGGGATACCCCGATAGTCCTGGAAGGGACAACTGCCAATGATTTTGAAACAACCATCACTGCCGGAGATCCTACAGCAGATGCTACCATAACCTTGCCCGATGCGACAGGCACAGTTGTACTCAAAAAAGGCACAGGCAGTCTCAGGGAAGTTGAGGTAACTACGGGGACCGACACACTCACATCGGCAGATTGCGGGAAGACCATCTTCCTGAACTCTGCGACTGAGTATGTCACAACACTCCCTGCCGTAACCTCATTGGCCGGATGTTACTTTAAAATCGTTGTATCGGCTGCCCCGGCTGCTGCGAGCTATACTGTCGTAACTAACGCATCAGCCAATATCATCTATGGGCAGATTGCAAGTGCAGAAGATGCAGCAGGTAGCGTTGCAACTACCGCATCATCCGACACAATTACCTTTGTAGATGCTAAGGCCATCAAGGGCGATTACATTGAAATAATCACTGATGGTACCTCCTGGTATGTATCAGGATTGTGCAATGTACAGGATGGCATAACCACGACTCAGGCTTCATAGTACGAGTTAACTTTTCAATGGAGGCTCGGAAAGAAACGCCCGGGCCTTCTTGAAATCTTAACCCAAAAAGCCAGAAAAGGAAGGCGATTTGACTGCGGAATGATCATATATTTTCTAAAGAACAAATACACTAAGATGGAGGTAAGCAAAATGGAAAAAGGGATAGTCGATATCAAGCCGGTTCCACAACCATCAGTAAGCTTAACGGGAACCCTGCTTAACATCCTAAGGCCTACTCTCAAGCCTATGGGAGCCGCTATAGTCAACCACTACTATACGTCTCTGATGCAGTATCTTAGCAAAGACGGTAAGCCGATTCAGTAAACTTAGGTGAAAATATGTCAAATAAGAAATCAACCTGGGTAGAAGGTCAAAGCAAAGGGCAACCAATAAAGATAGGCAAAAAAGCAGCCAAAACATCACAGAAAAAAGGCAGATGTCTTGTCGTAACATTCTGTCAGACAGTCTGTCAGACAGTATTGTTCATGGCAGTGCTTTTACTGGCCTCGACTGCCTTCGCCGGCAATCCCATTGTACTGCTTAATGCAGTTTACGCCACAGGGGCAGGCACATCGCATGAACTTGGAGGAGATGGTTTTTGGGAAGAATATAATTATTTCACTTGTCAAGTTGACATTGCAGGAGAGCCAAGCGCAGTGACGGTCAGATTGGAAGGAAATCTAACGGGCACCACGTTTTCTACGATGACAGAACATGCATTTACTGCCGATGAATTGACGGCAACGCAAGCAATGTTCAGCGTATCGCACATGCCAGTCAATCAGATCCGGGGGAATCTCATTACGCTTACCCCTGGCGGGGTTCCTTCCATCTCCGTAACTATGACATGCATGGGAGTAAGGTAAGCCAATGAAAAATAAACTGATAAAATATCTCTTGGCAATCAGCCTGTTGATCCTTCCAACCACAAACATATCCGCATGGCAGATCGTGGATGCATCAAAAAGCGGAACAACAAGAGTGGAATCTATTGTCAGTAGTGCTACTCCCACCCCGAACATAGCGGCAACAGACATTTACGAGATCACTGCATTAGCAGAAGCAGCCACATTCGGGGCACCTGTCGGGTCTCCTATCAATGGGCAAAAATTATTGATAAAGATAAAAGACAATGCTACTGCAAGGGCACTGTCCTGGAATGCGATTTATCGTTATGGGACTGACATCGCACTTCCTGCGACTACAGTGATCAGCAAAACGATATATATAGGCTTTATTTATAATTCAACTGCCAACAAATGGGATCTGGTCGGAGCTGCCAATGGATTGTAATTATATTCATATATTCAAGCACAAATACTGGGATAGGGAGTTGGTGCTTGCGTAAGATACTGTTAATAGCATGTCTATTGCTTTTTATCCTTCTTCCGCTGCTTTCTGCTGAAGCCGCAGATTTGTATGTTGACAGTGATTGCACGAATGGCCTAACTACTTACGTGCCTGCAACTCAGGCATGTACCGGCGGCAGCGCTAAGGTCTACAGTACCATACAAAATGCAGCTAATGTAGTGGTTGCAGGAGATGTGGTTTATGTGAGATCTGGCACATATGGCAATGTCTGGATAAATGGAAAGAATGGGGCAGCGGATGCATGGATAACATTTACCCCATACCCAGGGGAAACAGTAACAATTGATGGTTACTCGAATGCCTATGCCAATGGAACCAATGATTGGACTGTCACTGATTGCACATACATCGTAATTGATGGGTTTATTCTAACCAGCTCAGATCCCAAAATAGACAGCGCTTTATTTGCTCAATATAGTCAAACACTCAGTAATTCAGGTTTCAAGATCGAAGGGACATCAAACTATGTCCACATCGACCATAACACAATTTATCATACTGGCGGAGGAGGGTTTTTAACAACTCACAATGCTGAATATATCCAGATACATGGCAACCTAATATATGATGTTGGTCTTAGTCATCGAGGATACGGCATGTATCTCCAGGGACAGCATTATACCGTTAGCGGGAATACAGTTGTCCATTCATATGGACATGGTATTCATGTGTACAATGAAGAAGCTGATCAGCCTGGATACTATATCATTGAGAAAAATGTAATCTACAACAACGGGCACAATGATTACGGGGCTGGCTACATCCCTCCGTATGATGAGGATGGGCAAACTTTTGGGTGTGGTATTATTGCGGTTTTGGGCAGCGACGACCAGTCCACAATAATCAGGAACAATATTGTTTATGATAATCTTCAAAGTGGCATTAGAGTTGAGGCTAATGGGGCCAAGGTTTACAATAATACTGTTTACAGCAATGATGATTATGGCATTTATGTTTCAAACTGGTGGACGAATCCGGTGTTGTCCAGGAATAATATTCTTTATCTTAATACGGACGGTAATAGTTTTGGGACGTCCACACAAGACCACAACCTTACTACAGATCCTAGTTTTGTAAACGCACCTACTGACTTCTATCTTTTATCCTCGTCTTCTGCAATAGGCACTGGTGCCACTCTTACTGAGGTAACTACTGATATTGATGGGACTGCAAGGCCACAGGGAACTGGATATGACATTGGAGCATATGAGTATGTAGGGCCTCCGGCAAGCCTGGTCGGTTGGTGGAAGTACGATGAGAGTAGCGGTACTAATGCAAACGATTCTTCTGCTACCGGAGCTGACGCAACTCTAACTAATGGCCCAACGTGGACAACAGGGAGAGATGCCAATGCAATACAATTCGATGGAGCTGATGATTATGTCACAGCCAGCAACTCTGCATTCAATAACTTAGCTCAATTCACCTATTCGGCATGGGTGTATCCGACCGGATACGGAGAGGGAAATTTCGGCAGGATATGGTCACGGGAGAGTGCGGATAGCGATTATTTTAGGTGCGTTATCTCTATAGATCCAGGCAATGGAACCTTTGAGTGTCGGATAAAGAGTACGACTGCAGAATTTCGGACCTATTCTATCGCCGGAGTGCTGCCGCTAAATACATGGACGCATGTGATAGCTGCTTACGATAACACAGGAGATCGTAAGATGCATCTGTATAAAGATGGATATGAAGTAACATATACTGCACAACCCTCATTAACCGGGACTCTGAAACCTGAAGCTACAGCATTGCTGGTCGGCAATAGGCTTACTACTACCAGGGCATTCGCCGGGAAAATAGATGATGTAAGAATATATAATACTTCCATGACAACATCGGAAGCATTGGCATTATTCCAGTCATATTCATCGAATGAAGTGGGATTCCCCGCTGCACCTTCTATGGGCTTTATTTCATCGGTGGGGAATTTTACTGCTACATCCTTCTCCGGATTGTCTTCTCTCAATGCAAGTTCAACTCCAGGGGGATTCGATGCAGGAGCATTCCCTGCATCATCGTCTATAAACTTTGTTTCACAAACAGGGGGATTTGGCGCAGTGCCTTTCTCGGGAGTATCTGCGATAAGTCTTATTTCAGACATAAAGAAGGGCGGAGTATTATTGCTATTTTAGCAATAAAATAAATAAACCGTATACGGAAAAGGAGAACAGCATGAAGAAGGGCAGCAAAATCACAAATGTATTCCTGGGTCTATTGATGGCGATGGCAATATTGCTCAGCGTAACATCGATAGTTTACTCTGGAGATTACGTTGCAAAGAGTGCGGCAAATATGTACTCTGGCCTCGTTGCTCAGGCGTCTGCAAATTATGGAGCACAGGTCGAGCATTATTATCACGTCGAAGCATACAGAGACGGGAAACTCTTGTGGGAAGAGAAGTACCCGAATCTGGTTACAACCGAAGGTAAAAATGCGTACCTTAACTGCTCGCTCAAGGCAGGAGCATGCACGGCTGGTGTGAGTGCCACAGCAGTAGGACTCGTTACTGGGCCAAGCGAAACCGGGTTCGCTGCTGGCGACACAATGGCATCTCATGCGGGATGGGTCGAGGATACTACCTATGACGAGTATGCTGCCGGACGGCCTGCCTATACTACCGGGACTATAGCTGCGGGATCAGTTGATAATTCTGCCAGCAAGGCGACGTTTACCATATCCGGCACTGTAACCATATCCGGCACGTTCCTGTGTGGCGGTAGCACTAACTGTGTGTCACATGCTGCAACTACCAATACCGTGCTCTATGGTGCAGGTGCATTCACCGGCGGTGACCGTGCCCTCGTGGATAACGATGTGCTCTACGTAACAATTACGGCAAGCATATCATAGAGAGGCATGATATGAAACATACGATATTGGCGATACTGATCATTCTTGCATTGGCTGCTTCTGCGGGGGCAGCCAATTTCACACTGACCTGGGATGCACCCACCACCAACACAGATGGCAGTCCGCTTACGGATCTGGCAGGGTATCGGCTATATAGGGGAGTTGCAACTGGGATATATGGGCCTCCAACTGATGTAGGCAATGTCACTGCCTACACAGTCACAGGTCTGTTGAGTGAGACAATGTATTATTTCGTTGTGACTGCCTATGATACTGACAATAACGAAAGTGCTTACAGCAACGAAGTGAGCGGCATGAAGGCGACCATCCCAGTCGCGCCGAGCAATGTAATTATCATCATAACCCCATGAAGAATCGAATGCTGACATTCTGTCTGACATTGAGGGGCGTCATTTTGATAGTGACGCTCCTGATGTTCTCGATTTGCGATGCAGGAGAACTCCTGCTAAGGGCTGTGGATAAGACCCACACTGATCCTATCGAGAATGTACGGGGTGTTGGAAAGAGGGGATTCCCTATCGTCTGCCAGCCTGACGGCCATGTATGGGGAGATCAGGAGACATGGCCGAATTATGTCTACATCAAGGTTCCTCTCATATCATGCTCAAAGATGGAAAAGTATCTGCAAATTTATTACGACTGGGATAATCCTGATGTTAACGGAAGATTCCCTATCAAAATGCCTCGTCTGTGGAAATTGAGATGGGCAGACCTTCCACAGGGAGCAAAGGATAAGTTCCTTAATAATCATCAACTTATCATCAAGGCTGCTGCTGCTTATACGGGGAGCTATGATTATACATGGAATCAGATCAAGACATACATCAGAAATCAGTATACCAACCTTGATGAGACTGCAAACTTAGAATGAAAATGTGCATTAAACATATAGAAGTGATTTATTCTACTGGAAAAATCACAGAATGGATTGAAGAGATAGATCTTGATAATGTCTATGATCCGATTGAAATTGAGGGAATCGAGTAGGATGAAGAAACTTATATTCTTTCTATTTCTATTGCTCGCCTTCCTGCCTTCTCAGGTCTTCGCTGCTGCTAACTGCGGTGGAACCGAATGCACCATTGCACCTTCCGGAGGCAATTACACAACTCTTGCATCCTGGGAGGACGGACAGGATGGAGGAACGCTTTCCGCTATTGAGAATGCAAAGATTACGGGCACGTGGTCAAGCGCTGATACAACAGCAGTAACTATAGACGGCTGGACGACATCAGCCGCTTACTATATCAATGTCTATACTGATGCGACGGCTATGCACGATGGGAAGTGGAATGCGGGGAAGTATAGACTTGAGATAGCAAGCGGAGCGGCTATAACAATAAAAGAGAGCAATTATCACCAAGAAGGGTTGCAAATTCGAGGCACTGGAGGAGCAGATATTGTCACAATATACACAGGAGTATCATATGTGTTTTTAAGTAAAAATATAATAAAAACTATAGATAATTCTGGCAGTGAATCTGTATATTCATCAGGAACAATTAGCTATATTTATATCTGGAATAATATATTTTACGGAAATTCGAGAGGTATTTATTTTAGCGGGGATGTTAGTAATGTATTTATTTTTAATAATACGATAGCGAAACAGGCTGTTTCAGCGGTGCGTATTTCAAGCGGATCTCAGGCAATAAATAATATTTTATATGAATGCAATGCCAATTTTGAAGTAGGCACTTATGCTTCGGGTTCAGGCTATAATGCTACAAATGGTTCCACTTTAAATTACACTGTTACTGGAGGCAGTACGGGAGACAGGGTTTCTCAAACCTTCTCCTTTGTCAACACCGACGCTGGGACGGAGGACTTCCATCTACAAAGTAGTGATGCGGGGGCTATGGATTATGGGATGGACAATCCAGGGTCTGGATTGTATTCGGACGACATAGATGGTGTCGCCAGAACAAGCACTTGGGACATCGGGGCGGATGAGTATATATCAACAGCAGGAACCGCAGCGCTTACCGGGACCATAACATCATCAACCATCGAAGCAAACATTGTGGCAGGCGGCAAAACCATCATTCTCACCCTCACGGGAGACACGTGGGTAGCAACGGTAGGAGCTGATAACGCTATCACAACTGCTCTCATTGCAGGAATTGACTCTGCGCAGGCTGAAGCTGCCGGATGGGACGCCGTAGTGAAAGCGGGGTTAACTTATACTGCGGTTGCAAGAACAAGCGATACTGTTGTAACGATCACGCTGCCGGCCTTTACCGGATATGACATAGAAGCCACAGAAACGATCACGGCTACAATACCAGCATCGGCTGTAACTCTTGCTGCTCAGATTGTGGCAACTCCCACTTTTACTGTATCTGCCATAAATTATCGTCGTACTTTGACCTTAGCAGGCACATCAGCAATAACACATGCATCCATAATCAAAGCTTATAGTGCTCTGACTTTGTCAGGCACCTCCGGGATGACAGCAACGAATTACAAGGCATCGACAGACACTTTGGCATTATCTGGCACATCAGCGATGACCTCAACGGATTACAAAGCATCTTCGAATACATTGACATTGGCAAGCACATCAACAATAACCCAGGCATCGATAGTTCTGAATTATAGTGCGTTGACATTGGCTGGTACCTCAGGGATGACCTCAACAAACTACAAAGCATCTTCGGATACGTTGTCTATGGCAGGCACCTCGGGGATGACATCGACGAAATATAAAACGTCGGCAGATGCCTTAGCATTGGCTGGCACCTCGGGGATGACCTCAACAAACTACAAAGCATCAATAGGCACTCTGACCTTGGCGGGCACATCAACCATAGCATTAACAAACTACAAAAGCTCAACAGATGCGTTAACATTACCCGGGACTTCAGGAATAACCCAGGCTGTCACGAAGGGCAGTTATGATACCCTCGCTCTTTCCGGAACATCGGGAATGGCTGTAATTGGAGAAATACCAGGTGCCCTTGAAGGGGCGTTAACTCTTACCGGAACCTCAGAGATAACTCATACATCTCTGGCCTCTATCTATAGTTCTTTGTCATTGTCAGGGGCTTCATCAATAACTCAGGCATCGATAATTTTGGCTTACAGTGCCCTAACGATGGCAGGGACTTCCGATATAACATCAACCAAATACAAAGCATCTTCCGATACTCTGGCATTATCTGGCACATCAGCGATAGCATCAATCAATCATAAATCATCTTCTGATATTGAAACATTGGCAGGTACATCTGATATTGTTTTCTCAGCCACCACGGTCCCTTCGGCACCTGATGCTTTAACCATAACTGTCATCTCATCGATAACCCATACGTCGTTGATCTCGGCTTACAGCACTTTGACAACAACAGGAACTGCAGACATAGCATTATCATCTTACAAGGCATCGACAGATACTCTGGCATTATCCGGGGCCTCCGGCATAGCATCAACAACCTTCAAGGCATCAACAGACGTCATGATCTTAACCGGGACTTCCGACATGGCATCAACGAATCACAAGACTTCTACAGATGCCTTGATATTAACCGCGGCATCCGGCATGGCTCATGCTTCAATAATCTCAGGTTACAGCGCTTTGACCTTATCCGGGTCGTCTGTTATGACGTATGTATCGGAGGTAACAGGCACAGGATATAAGAATGCAGAGATTGCCTTTCAGACAGCAGCAATTATTCAAGGAGCATCGCCCTGGGAAGAGGGCAATGGTGATTCAGTCGGAAGCAGAACCTTTGGGAATGAAACTGGAAGTAGAAGTTTTGGGCATGAAGTGAGGGCAATATGAAGAAACGCATAACTCGCGCAACGAAAATCATATGCACAATCTGCCAGACAGTATTCATTTTGTTGGCATTGACCGTACAAGTACAGGCCTCCGGAATATTCACGAAAACCGAATATGAGGAGTTTCACAGATATCATGATTTTGCTAATTGGTTGCAAGCCGGGGAGACATTGGCAAGCACTACTGTAAAGTGTTACGTGAAGAGTAGCGGAGTGGACGCTTCTACAGCCATGATAACTAATGTGGACGTTGGAACGACTAAGGCGCTGTATCGGATTAAAGCCGGGACTGCCGATACGATGTATATCATCAAGATAAAAGTCGTAACTACGACAGGGCAGAAGTTTGAAGATTGGGTAGAATGTAAGGTTATATGAGCACAGAATCTTTAGCAAAAAGGATAATCAAACACGAAAGCATGGAACTTTTCCCTTATCTATGCAGCTCCGGCAAGCTCACTATAGGGGTTGGGCGAAACATAGAAGATAACGGAATATCTGAAGAAGAGGCTATGATCATGCTTGAGAACGACATTGAACGGTGTCATGCCGAACTCATTCGTGAGGTCCCTTGTGCTTATATTCTGTCTTTGTATGATAACATAAGAATGGAAGTCTTAATCGAGATGTGTTTCAACCTCGGGATAACCAGACTGAAGAAATTCAAAAAAATGATCAAGGCTATCGAAACCGGAGACTACATCGAGGCTGCGAAAGAAATGCGTCACAGCCAATGGGCGGCACAGGTCGGACTCAGGGCGCAGGAACTTGCATATGCGATGGAAAAGGGGGTATTCGATGAGTAATTGGATTACTCTTAAGAATTTGATTGTATCAAAGATCAAGGATGATTCCGGTAAAATAACGGATGATGATATAGAGATCAGCCTTAATGCCGCCATCCAGGCATATTCTCGGCATAGGCCTGATTGTAAGGTGGCCAGCACAACCGGCAATGCTACTCATGATTATACTTTGCCGGAGGGATGGATAGATGGATTCTCCAGAATCCTATTGATTGAATATCCCGTCGACAATGTGCCGACTGATTATCTTGATGATGATGAATATCTGATATATCAAACGACGACAGTCAAAAAAGTAAGGTTGCTTTATTATTCTCCAGCTATTACGGAAACTTTCCTCATTTCGTTTACGATTCCACGTACCGACTTGACCATACTCGATAACGATGCAGATGCACTATGCAATTTGGCCGCATCATGCTGTCTGGAACAACTTGCCAATGCGTTCGCACAGACAGGAGACTCTACGATTTCTGCCGATGCCGTGAATTACAGGAGCAAGGCTTCCGATTTCGGGTATCGCGCGAAAAGATTCAGGGATCTTTATAAGGAACACATGGGCATAAAAGACGATGCATCCACCCTCGCGGCGATAGTTACGAGTGATATGGATCTCAAATACCCAGGAGGTGGGGCAAGGCTGACACACCCTCGGTGGTGGAGGGAAAACAGGTAATATGGCTTACAAGGATGGCCCAGGATCGATTAATGACAGGGAAGACATAGTAAGGGTAGGGCATGGAATATAAGGTCACGATAAGCACAAAAGGGAGTTTGCTTTCAGGCAAAGGCAGTGAGATCATCAATGATGCCTTGACATCTATCATAACCGAGAGTATGGAGTTGCTGCTGAAGAATGTCAAACGGCTTACCCCTCGAGGAGTATATGGAGCACAAGGCAAGGGATTGCTGGGGAGCATTCAGGGGGAGGTAATAGGTAGGGGCACCCCGCTTGTAATGGGACAGGTTGCATCATCGAACAAATACGCTGAAGTAATTGAGAAAGGCAGGGCGCCTGGAAAGAAATGGCCGCCGGAAGGATCACTGCTCAGATGGATACAGGTCAAGATGAACATGTGGGGAAAGACACAGCACATCAAATCCAGAAAGAAGCTTTCCCCTGCCGCTATGGCGAAAAGTTTGGAATTTGTTATAAGGCGAAAAATAGGACAGAAGGGCTTCGAGGGAGCATGGATGTTCAAGAAGGGGCTGGAAGTTAGCATGCCCGTCATGGATAGGATAAGGGCGAAAATTGAAGGCACGATAGTAGGGAGGCTTAACAAATGAGTGAAGTGGCGATCAGGGTCGGGATCTACAATATCCTTTATGCCATACCAGACATCGGCATGGTGCACGATTACGAAAGATGGGCGGTAGATTGGAGTAAATTCATTTCTTTTTTTAAGACAACCATCGGGGGAATCCCGCAGGTCAGGGGTTGGGAAATAGGCAGGAAGTCGGCAGCAGAAGAGAAAATAATACTTGGAATAAATAATAATGCGAATCAGATCACTCATAACTATCGCATAACGGGATATATGAGCATACAAGATTCAGCAGCGACGGAAAAGACATTCACTGCATTGTTGGAAGCTATATCGGCTGCATTCAGAGCAGATATGACTTTGAACGGTGCATGTATATATCATCAATTCATTCAGCATGAAATGATCGATGCCAGAATGTTTGGTGATGTACTCTGTCATTATGCAGAGATGTTTTTGGCGGTTGTAGAACGAATATAATTCAAGAGGAGGAATAAAACAATGGCGCAAGCTCAAGGAACTAGTGCAGTATTGGCGTATCAAGAGGAAACGACTTATGGGACTGTACCAGCATCTGTTGATATGAAAAAATTGCCGTTCATATCCGGCAGTCCAAAGCAGTCACGAGCATTGATTACTTCAAAAGTGCTGTCAACGGACAGAAACCCACGAAAAGCAGTGAGAGGAGCGGTAGAGGTATCAGCCAGTATCCCCACAGAGTTATCCCCCCAGATGGGTACCATTTTCAAGGGGGCACTGGGTGCTAACACCCCGGCAGGGGGAGGATCACCCTATACTCACACTATCAAAGTCGCTGCAACCCTGCCATCGTTCATGTTTGAGATTGGCTATACTGATATTGCCAAGTATCTGATCTTTATGGGCATGAAGATCAATAAACTGTCGATTAACGTAAAGCCAGACGGTATGCAGGACATGACCATTGACTTGATGGGGATGTGCGAATGCGAAGGCTTGAATTTCAAAACACAGTCGGCGGCCTTCACTGTTGGTGCAACACTCACGGGCGCGACATCTACTCATACCGCGTTGATAATCGGGCAAAAGGATGACGGGACGACAGGCAAGCTTGTATTGTTCAATCATAGTGGAGATTTCCAGAACGACGAAGTGCTGGCAGATGATGGAGTGCCAGCGGCAGCAGTAGCGGACGGGACTATCGGGACAACTCCGCTTGATGCTTCAGTAACCGATCCTGGACATACCCCATTTGATGGATTCTCAATCTCATACATCAAAGAGGGTGGTAGCACTATCGCTATCGTTTCGTCAATCGACGCTTTGTCGATTGAGAACAACCTTGACGGTGGGAACTATGTTATCGGAGGCGGCGGTCGCAGAAGGTCAATACCTGCCGGGTCGATAAGGGTATCCGGGACTCTGAATGCTCTTTTCGAGAGCATGGATGTGTACCACAAGGCATCCAGATATACTGAGTCTAGTCTGGAGATATATTACAAACTCGGAACTGGAGCAGGCACGGCCGGAAACGAACAATTGAAGATCTACATACCTGAACTCGTTTATGCTCCGAACTCCCCCGAGGTGCCGGGGCCACAGGGCATCATGGTCAAGTTGCCGTTCGAAGCATACTACAACAATGATGCAGCAGCATCAGCGATATGGATGGAACTCAAAAATCAATCGGCAACGCTATAACGCAGGAATAAATCAAGGAGGTTTTGTGCTCAAAATCAAGAAGAATGCGGACATCGAGGATGAAGGCCGTTGGTTCGAATACGGCAATTCCGGGGCCAGGTTCAAGATCAGGATCGTAACGTCCTCAATTCTCAAGACACTGAGAAAAAGGGCTTCTAAAATAAGGACGGAATTCAAGGCAGGCAAGACGACGAGGGTCGAAGACGTGAATGAGGAATTATTTGAGACACTCATTCAAGAACACATCCTCGAAGCTTGGGAAGGTGTGGGGGATGAAGTAGGCGAATTGCTGGCAATCACGGAAGAGAATAAGCACGTGATATTCCAGAACTTGGAACTCAATACTTTCCTGTGGGAATGCAGTAAGTCACTAGAAATCGAAGACGAGGTAAAAGCAGAAAATTTTACCGGATAGTCCAATGGCTGCATAAGCCAGGAGGACGTGATTATTGTGAGAGTTGTCAAAGGGCAGCCGAGAAATCAGACAAAGAGATAATCTGTGAGGATTGTGAAAACCATATCACTATCCCCACAGATTTCCAGGATTATCTTGATCTATTCCAGTTATGTTCTTCTCAATTGCGTGTCGGCTTCGGTGGAGCTTATGCACTTGATTGGAATGTGGTTTTTGCAATAGCAAGAAATTACGGTATTGATGTGGATGATGAGTTCATCAGATATTTGCAGATCTATGAATGTGCATACATCAACAGAATAAACGACACAAAAGGAAAGACCTGAGAAAGGCAATATGGCAAATGAGATTAAAATAACGATTTCAGCAGACGGAAAGGTTGCTGTTTCAGGCGTCAAGGAAGTCGAAACATCTCTTGATGGTCTACAAAAGAATACAAAGAAAGCTACTACTGCTACTGGACAGCTTGGCGCATCGATGAAAGATGTAATATCTAATCTCGGCAATGCTCGATCAACAATAGGCGGATTAAATTCAGCCATGATAGACGTAATTATAAATATGGCCACCGCCAGGGGGAGCCTTGTTAAATTCGGTATTGCTGCTGCTTCACTTACAGCCGGTCTCTGGTTGGCAAAGCAAGCATTTGATATGGCAAAAGAAAGAGCAGATTTTGTAGAACATTTGGATAACATGTCTGCATCAACAGGTGTGACTACCACGATGCTATACAAAATGAAGACGGCTGCCGAAATAGGAGGCACTACTTTTGAAACGGTAGGGAATGCATTGCAAATTTTCTCTTCCAAGCTGATGGGAGGGGGAGAAGATGCGAAAGTTGTGGGCGACTTAATGATCCAAATGGGAATCGACACAAAAAAAGCAGGGGATGATATGAACAAAACGATTATTGAAATATTGGCTTATATGGATAAGATCCCTGCAAGCGCGGAAAAGACAGCGATAATGCGCGAAATATTCGGAAGATCTTCCGATGAGTTGGTTCCCCTATACCGGAATCTGGTAAAAGCAAGCGGGGGAATGGATGGGCTAAAAGAAGCCATGCTTGGAGGCTCCGAGGCAACAAAAAAACAGATAGAAGAAGCTCGTAAGCTTGATGAAGCATTCGACGATATTCATTTAACTATCGTTAAAATCAAAAATGCGATACTTGAATTGCTGATACCTGCCATACAATCATTGCTTAGAGTCGTCGGTCTAATAGGGCCCTCCATGACTTCTCAATTGGCAGACATGGAAAAGAAAATCGCGGCAATGTCCGCGCCAGGGGTGAAATTGGATGTTAAGGACGCTGCTAATTTAGAGGCAACAAGGAAGCGATATCAAGACATAACATCGGCAAAGTTAGAAGCCGAGGCTGCATCCAGAGGATGGTTGGATATAAAATCTCCATCTCTATCCGGCGCGAGAGAGAGAGCAAAAGAAAAAACAGCGGGTGCATCGGGCACAGAGGGGGTAGACACGACCTTTCAGCAGATTAAGAGATCCAATGAGCAATACGAAAGAGCACGCATGGAGTTAAGCAAAACTGCAACGGAATCGTTGTTGCATGACATGGAAGTCCTCACCAAAAAAACAGAGATGATGTATGTAAGTGGGGATATCCCGGAAGAGAAATATTATGAAATCAGGAAAGACCTACTAGACGCGACAACTCAATATGCCATAGAAGCCAAAGAGCAGGAGCGGGTTAGCATAACAGCTAAGGCGTTGCAGGAGATTACCGATATTAAGAATATGAAGTTAAATGCACTGGCAGAAGAAGCGGCGATAAGGGCAGCACATGAGAAGGGGATAGCTGAACTTGCACAGAATGAACTTGAGCAGAAAAAGCTTGTTGACAAGGCGATGATAGAATCAGACAGTCTTACCAAAAAACAGATCATCGACAATAGAGAACGCATAGTGGACGAAGCTGAGGTATTGTATGAATATGAAAAGCAGATAGCTTCCATCGGATTAGAAAGCAGACTGGCTGCGATAGATCAAGAGAGAGAGGCAACGATAACGCTATATGAACAGGGAAGAATATCTTATGAGTCTTTTTTTGCCGAACTCGTAGAGCTTATCGAAGCAGAAAAACAAGCAAGAATATCTGCCATCGATGCAGAGTTAGAAGCATATTATGATTTATTGCTTGTCCAAGCAAAGGCTGCAGAAGGGAATTTGATAAAGCAGCAGGAACTTGCAAATCAGGCGACGATGATTTACCTGAAATACGCTCAAAACAGAATGAAGATAGAAAATGACTCCTTGAATGAGAATTTGAGGTTGAATAAAGAATACTTCATGAAATTGGGTCGTGAATTTGGCGGCATGACTGCTGCAATGGAAAGAGCATGGGCTGATTGGCTGACAGAAGCAGGAAACGAAACTGAAAATTGGTACAGGAGCACTGAAGACGTGTTGGACCTCATGGAGGATTCATTCTCTGAGTTATTCGAGGATGCGTTGAGCGGGGAACTAGAATCCTTTGCTGATTTTTTTGAAGACTTCTCAAGGTCTCTCAATAGAATATGGGCTGAGATGCTCGTGAGCATGATCAAGAATTGGCTGACAAGCAAAACCAATATCGAGAATAATCCAATCAATGCACAGGCCGGGGTATCTGGGGGCGGGTATACCGGTGGTACCGGTGGTGCTGGTATAAGTTCGGGAAGCATAGGATATGGCGGTGGCATGGTTGATATTGGTAAAATAGGCAGTGCTGGTGGCTCAGGGGTTAATTGGGGTGGAGCAGTTGGTGGTGCTATGGGTATAGCACAAATGGCATATACTTTTGCGACCAACAAAGAAAGAGGTGTTAGTAAAGGCCAAGCAGCATTGACAGGTGTGATGCAAGGTGCTTCAACTGGTGCGATGATAGGTTCTATCATACCTGGTATTGGAACAGTTGTGGGTGCGATTGTGGGTGGGATTATTGGTCTTGTCGGTGGTTTGCTGTCAGGAGGTGAAAAGCATGTTCCTGGCAAGATTTCGCTGGCATATTCCGGAGACTATTTAGAGAAAGGGCACTTGGGCGAAGAGGGGGGTTGGCAAGCATATCAAAAACCAACGGCTGATAAGCTTGGATTTACTATGTCTACGGAATCGCTTGGAGATATGTCCGAATTGGCCAAGGCTACGGTTACAGCCTTCAAGGAAGAACGAGAATATCTGAAAGAAAACATGACAAAGCTTGGGATAGCCACAGATCAATTTAATCGTGGATTTCAGTTCACGGTATCGAAAGTTACTGAAATGACGAAAGAAGAGATCCAGGCAAGAATAACTGATTGGCTCAATACCTATGCCACGGACATGACTATGGGGATATTCAACAAATTCATCAAACAAGGTGAGGGCGGGTACGAGGCAATAAACAAAATATTGCTGTATACGGTCGAAATAGTTCGGAGCAAAAATTTCGAAATGATAAACGATCTTGAAAAAGGCTTTGAAGATGCCAAAGATGCGATAAGGGATTCGCTTGAACTGCTCAAAACAGGATTTGGTTCTATGAAAGAACTTTCCGAAGGTATCAAAAAAGAGATAAAAGAAGGGCAGGAGCTTACAGAAGAAGAAGCATTATCAAGAAAGAGCATTCTTGATCTGATCAATGACTACAATGCAGCAGTAGCGACTGGAGACATTTCAAAAGCAGCAGATGCGTTCGATATTTTGGGGGCGAGGATAGATGCTTTCTATGTCGAAGTAAATAGGGTAACAACTGCATTGGCTTCCATCTCGATATTTAGCGGCAAAACATTCAAGAATCTTGATGAAAGCATAGATGCATTGTATAAGCAATCAAAGACTCCGATTTTTGATGCATATGTAGATAATATGAAAAAGTTAGACACAGCATTGAGAGCGGGCGATATCGAAGCAGCAACCAATGCCTTAGACGGGCTTGCTAAATCGATATACTCATTGGCAGAAGGCGCCCTCAATATCCATCAGACAATCACGGGATTCAGGGAGGACATCAAAGTATCCGGGATGTCAGAGGCAGAGAAGACCGGATACTACAAATCCGAATATGATAAGACAAAAAGAGAGTTAGCGACTGCCCAAGAGGAATACAATAAAGCAAAGACAGCCGGCAATGTAGAGGGCATGGTGAAATTCGCCGACCAGATCGAGACTTTGATGAACACATTGATCGATCAAGCGAAGAATCTTTTGGGAAGCGAGGGAGGAGAGAGATATCGTAAAGGCATAGACAAGGACCTTACCAAGCTTGATGAATTCATGACAACACTGATGGCTGACATGAAAAAAATATCAGAGGAGACCAATGCCGCTATCCAGGATTTGATAAAAAACATAATGAATGATCTCAAGATAGCGATAGAGGATTTGGGCAAATCCCTCCAGGGCATGGATCTTTCTGTGTTTGGTCAAGAGATATTGGCAGCATCGGAAAAGATAGCTACTTACACTATAGCAACTGAAAATGCAAGCGCATCCATTTCTAAACTCAGCAGTGCTGCGGCATCGGCAGCAAATGCATTAGCTGCGGCTGCCAATGCGCCTGCGCATCAATCAGGATTAGATTACGTCCCTTACAGTGGATACCGCAGCGTGCTTCATCGAGGGGAAGCAGTGATAACAGCCGAAGGGAACAAGGCATTATCTATCATCGCTGCCAATGTGGCTGCGAATGGTGGCAGCGGTCAGCCGATAATAATTAACGTGAGCGGTGACATAGCTCCACTCATCAAAGTTTCAGCCAATGTCGGGGCGAACCTGGCGATCAACAAGCTCAGGCGTGCGGGTACGATCCGATGAAATCGCTCTCCGATGAACTCAAAGCAGCGAAGGCATCTGCCTATGCTACTGTAGCGCAGATCATTGATATCAATACTGGAGTGTACAAATATACAAACGATGATAGGGCTATAACTATCGGTACGGATACTTACGAACCCTTTCCATTTAAGATCGCTGGTGGGGGCATCCTAGAGGGCGGGCAACTTGATACGTTGAGAGTATCCTTTGGGAATCTTCCTGCATACCCTAACGTTGCATCGGTGATGGCATCCATCGTGCTCAACAATACCTGGCGTGATAAGCACTTTTTGTACTACGAGGCATGGTTTGATGCCGTCAATGTCTTCATCGGCAAGGAACTGATGTTCTGGGGAAAGATTGAAGGTAGGCCCTCACTCAACAGGGAAACATGCGAAGTTCTTGTTTCCCCTCATTTCAATCCCAATACAAAGAGATTCCAGGCCACTCAGATCAACAGGAGCACGTTCCCCTTTCTACCTCAGAAGGGGGTTGTCCTGGCAGGCTATACAATCTTCAGAATCAAATGAGAGGAGGGTAAGAACTAAATGTCACTTTTCCCGGATATCCCACCGAACTTTGAATACGTTGAGACTCCCGCATTCATCACGGAAACCTTGGGCATCACAGACGGCAATTTAACTCAGAGAAGAAGCAAAAGAACGCTTCCATTAATGCAATTTTCTTTGAAGTATGACATCAGGGAACAGGCCGCAGAGATCAAGTTGATTTTCGATTTATTCCTGGCTTGTCGTGGCATGTGGGCACCGTTCAGTTTCTTCTCTTTCGATAGTTATCCATATGTAGGTGTTGCTATCGGCACAGGGACGGGAGCGCTCGCAACTTTCACCCTCGGTGCGAAATCGACTTCTGCTTGGCTGATATACGTTGCCGGGGCGTTGCAGGATAGTTCTTACTATGATATCAGTGTCGGTACCGGGGTTGATGTACAGGATCAGGTGATATTCAAGGCAGGTCATATACCTGGTAATGGTACGGCGATAACGGCCAGTTATAAGGGGCGGAGATATTATCCCCTATGCATTTTCGGAAATGATATGCTCGGAAGGTCTGTGATAATGGACGGATATTACTCTACATCATTCATAGTGCAAGAGGTAACTGCATAGTGGATTATTCGTTTATAAGCCCGTGGTTCACCGGCGGAACAATCCTATGGTATCCATATGGCAATCCCCAGCCTGGATGGGATATGGGGAAACCTCACCCTCCAAAGCCACTTGCGCCATACCCTTATCATGGTGGAGCCATCGGAACTCATGACTTCAATGTGAGCCCGGCTGGTGGGGTAGTTCCGATTGTTTATGGACTTCAGAAAATCCCCGGGCAGATGATATATGTCAAAATCATCCAGATAGGCGGAGCATACACCTTGCATGTAATCTATCTGCTGTGCGAGGGTGAGATAGAAAGTTTTGAAGATATCACGGTAGATGATAGGTCATATCTTGAACCGTACTTCCCCTACACGATAGAAAAATTCTACGGTACTCAGGCTCAGGCAGTATGTGGGTTGAACCTGGTGGATGCCGATTGGACATACCCTTTGCTTGGGCTTGCTTATCTGTATATCAAGTTTCCCACAATATCTAGCATGACTGAATTACCATCGGTTTATGCAAAAATCAAAGGAAAGAAAGTAACGTATCCCATTACATCCACAGTGGCTTACTCAACCAATCCCGCAGTCATTCTTTATGATGCGCTTATCAACGGAGGGGTCCCCCTTGCTTATCTCAACGCGCAATCATTCGCTGATGTGGCTGATTATTGCGATTACAATATCTATGCTGCCAGCGACGTGGTAAGGGTTGCATATGGTGGTGGATGGAAATATTTCCAGTGCAAGTATTCTCATTTCTCGACCACTGCCAGCAATCCGCTTTATTATCTGTCGTCGCCGGGGAAAAATAAATATTGGACTGAAATTGTTACCCCGAACAGCAATACATGGCAAACCGGGATCAGTTATTATGTGGCTGAAAAAAGGCATTCCTTCAATTATTCTTTTGGGGAAGCTACCTCCTTTGCAGATGCGATTGCTATAATGTGCGGGCACATGAATGCCCGACTAGTGGAAGATGGGAGTTCGATCAGATTGGACTATGCGCACGAAATAGACCCAGCTGCGGCTACGATATTCACCCAGGATGATATGTGGGACCTCAGTATCAATCCTGCACAATCTCAGGACTTGATCAATAGAGTAAGATTCTCCTGGACAGACAGCAATACCTTCGAGGCGATCGAAGAGGACATAGAAGACCCTGCCCTGGGCAGCAACGAGGTGCATGAAGCATCGATGGATTGCACCGGCTGTCAATCCTATTCCCAGGCAAAACGACTGGCTATCTTTTTGCTAAATTCCAGGTTGTACGATCTCATGATCACGTTCACTGTTTATAATTCCAAGGGGGTTCAAATAAATGACCTCCTCAAGACAACTCACCCTTGGTATGGATTCAGCGAGAAACTGTTCACCGTGTCAGGACTCGAACCACAAGAAAACGGAACTGTGATCGTGAATGCGAAAGAATACGATACCGACATGTTCTCGGAAGACATAGAAGTTTACGATAACTACTCGGATACCGACCTCCCAGATCCGACGGGAATACCATCTGACGTGACAGGGTTGGCGGTGGTAGAAGACCTCAAACTCTATCAGGATGCAACCATAATGAGCATTGCGCTTCTGTCATGGGATGCCAACACATATGCGTATATCAAAAAATATGAAATCTATAAGGCCACTGCCGATCTCGTCTGGGGCACTGATTTGCTTGTCTACATGTGCATTGCCCCTCATGTCGGGGCAGCCGGGAATAGACCCATCACAGGTGGTACATGGGCTACTTATTGGGTGCTGGTAACAGGAGACACCTCACTGTTGACTGTTAAGCAATGGACAGTCGGGTACGAATATAAGAGCATAGATGATTTCGTGCTCGACGGTGAGACGATCTATCAGAGTTGGAAAATATCAAACATCATTGCACAGCAACTTTATAAATTCAAGGTCATCACAATATCGTCTTTCAATGTCCCTTCTGTCGGCACCGTAGTAGAGTTAACTCCTGAGGGGAAGGGGATTCCCCCAGTATGGAAAACAGGAGCGACCTTGTATGCGCAAAAAGGCGAATCTTCTGTTATTGTCCGATGGGGGATGACGGATGGTTCAGTGCCGGTTATCGATAGGGATTTTGCCGGCTTCGTGTTGAAAAAGGGGATGGATGGGGACACTTATGATACTGCACAGTTGACGATCTACACGGGCAATTCGCTCCAGTTCACAGACACGATGGTATCAACCAGGCGGACCTCATACTTTCTGAAGGCATACGATAAGGCCGGAAATTATACATCTACGGCTATCTCAGTTGCACTCAACGTGACCGAATCTCCATACGTAGGGCATAAAACATCTCATACCCTGGATATCGCAAATCCGTATTCAGTCAAGGACAGTGAGGGTAATCCAGATCCGACCCTTGTTCTTTCCGGGCTTTCATTTTGTGATCTCCTGAATATCACATATGGGGAAAGAAATATGCCTTTCATCTCTGTTGCTCCGACAACAGCTTACGATGCACTGGATGAACGATTTGGTACTTACCTGGATGGAGGGCTCTCGGAACTGTACGACTATCTGAGCTTGCCGAATTTTGATGAAGAGGTTGAGGTCATTACTGATTACATTGACCTCGGGGGTCTTCATGACGTGGCTCGTATCAGCTTGGTGCCCAAGTATCACTTTGCAGATACAGGGTCTTACGTCTCTTTTTTCATCCAGACATCTCCGGATCACGCAACATGGACTGAAAATGTCGGCTGCGAATGTGGAGGAGGGCAAACAAGATACATCCGCGCCAGGTTTATCTTTCATGGGGGGATAGGTTCACGTGTTACTTTATTCGAACTGATGTGCAATGTATACTATGACATACTGAAAAACATAGGCCATGCGAATACTTCGATAACCGGATACATAGAGTTGCAATTTCAGTATGCAATTGAAAATGTGAAAGAAATCAAATTGACTCCAGTTAATGTATTGCAGCCGGTCATATGCGTTGCGTCCGATATTGATTCTGAGGGGTTTATTTTGCATACCTATGACACAAACGGCAATGCATATGCAGTAGAATTACCGGCCTATATCGACTGGGCAGTGACGGGCTATAATGAAGTATGGATACCAACCTAAAAGGAGGGGTAAATGACACTCGTTTACTATGCAGTGGTTGATGACGTTGGGATAGTCAGGGGCATACGAATACAGAAAACCAAAATGTACACTGTTCCGACAAACCTGATACTGGTGAACAATCCGGGGCTCACTCCTGATCAGGCAGTTGCCTTCATCGATGTGCTGGTCTGGAATGGCGTCAATTTTATCCCATACATAGAAAAAGAAAAGATAATTTCAAAGTATGATTTCATAAAACGGTTTACTCTCGCAGAGATGGTTGCAATGGAAACCAAGGCAGAAACAGACAACGTTGTGGATCTCATTCAGAAAGTATTGTTTAATGTGTCAGACAAGATCGATATTGGAGATCCATATCTGATTAATTTGATGGATGTTCTTGTTTCTAAGAACGTCATAACGGAAGAACGGAAAGCAACAATCCTGGGATAAGGAGGCAACAATGCCCGACTATACAGTAGTAAGCCCTGATTATCTTACTGATCTATCGCAGGATGCCTTTGACAATATCAAGAGCAATTTCCTGTGGCTTCGGAGGATCATGCTCAGCAATGCTGCGCTCATCCCTCTTGCAGGACTGCGCTTGATATATTCTTATGATGGTGATGGGAATCTTACAGGGATCGTCTATCAGAAACCGGTAGGATCACAAATCGGATATGCTACATTTACCTATGCCGTAGGGAAACTGACAGAAGAAAAATATTACTTCACTGATCTGTCCGGTTATTACATGAAGGTTGTGCACTCCTATACCGGAGATAACCTCACGCAATCCGATATTACCCAGGAGGCCGTATAATGTTAGGGGCAATCCTCAGCAAGATAGGGATAGCAACGACACGATTGACTGCGGCCAGGGCAACAAAACTGGAAGCCAATTGTGATGCTACTGTATCATTATTAGCACTGGCATCGACAGCAGTTTCTTCAGCGAATATGACTACCGGAAGAATAGCCAAAATGGATCGTCTATTGAGACCTGTCTTTCCTAAGATCCAGGCATTAGAAATCGCTTCTCGTGATATTGCGGCTGGATATGCTCCTACAGGGAATATATCCAGCAGTTTTGCATCAGAATCCCCGTTGCTGACCAACGATTATCAATTTGGATTTAGGGTGCTCCCTCTCTTCACCGATTCGTCAGATGTACTCGTAACCGCTCTCAATGTAACAGGATCGGGATATCTGCTGGCATGTATAATGACTAATTATTTAGTTGAACCTTTATCTTGCCAAATAACACTCACAATAGATGGAGTATTAATTGCAGATAGTACACTATCCATATTGACCCAAAATTATTTCAGGGTACTATATGGTGGTCTTCATGGGGCAGGTTCATATGTATACCCCTGCCTGTCAAGAATACCAGTAAGGTTTGAAAGCAATTTGATAGTACAACACAGGGCAAGCAGTACAAACATAAAAACTTCTGTGGTATATTTGATAGACTAGAAGGGAAAAAGAAAAAATGATAGCGGGGATATTAAGTAAAGCAACCTTGTTGCTAAGTCGTTTGTCATTGACAGCGACAGGGAATATAGATTATCTTGATGATATTTTATCAAACAAGGCTCTTTCGGCTACTGCGGTATCAAATGCTACGTTGACTCCCGCGAGGAGTGCATTGCTTGATAATGTATACCCATTGCCGTGTATCAAGAATCAGGTATCGGGGGCAATAGCTGTGACCTTAAATCCCAATCTAAGCCCTCCTCCGGGCAATTTCCTGAAAAGTGAAGAGTATAGTAGTATCTATTATACAGCGGACAAGCAGGGGGGATTGAGGCATATTGTCAATTATACGAATGCGTCAGGGAATCTGATAGATATATTGGATATATCTGGAGCAGGTTGGTTATTGGGATTTATGACCAATGCTGTTTCTGTTACCCCGACAGTGCAGTTGAAGGCAACTGTAGACGGTGTGGTTTTTTGTGATACTGGATATTCTACTTTAACTTCTTTTTATACTCGAGTAATATTGGGGATGGTAGTGGGAAGTACATCTCTCAAGGTAAAACCTTCACCTTTTCCCTTGAGGTTCAATAATTCGCTGCTTTTGCAACACAAGGCCGACAGTGTCAATGCGCAGACCTCGGTCGTGTATCTGCTGGATTGATTATGTGTTATTGTTAATGCAGCCGCAATGCGGCCCGGAACTCTCTCCCGTTTTAATGTTTAGGGCCCATCCGAATTGAGCGGCTATTCCTTCCTTCCCGCAATCGACGCACTTCACCTTTTCGATGCAAGACGACGGAACCCCTATCGCCCTGGTCATGAACTCAACGTATTTGTGTAATGGAGATGTCCTATCTTTATAAGACAATGACATAAAATGTTGCCTCCTTTCACGCAGTGTGCCTGATAGTGTTATATGTGAAGTGAGTGTTCGTATGGACAATAATCATAGTGATGCTGCCGCAATGACGGCTCATGACAATTGCCATAATGCGCACAGGTTTTGCAGCCGGATATTGCCATCATAATAATTATGGCCATTATTATATTACCCACTTTTGTGTTCACATTGATAATTGACTATCCAGGTTGTCATTTTCAACATGCAATGCGTCATCAAACACTGCCACCATTTCATTCCTCCCGTTGGAGCAATACGATAGTCTATCTTCCTCGTTTTTAGGAACCTTCCCATGATGATGAGTCCTGCGAAATGACATTCATCAAATTCCTTGAAATGGTATCTTAAAAAGTTAGCAATAGCTTCGCCAGCCCCTTCGCTTCTAGTAGCTAATGTAGCCTTTATGTTGTCAGAGTATTGTACGGAAATAAAATTAACGGCATCATAGAGAATAATAAGTGGATTCATGCCGACCCCGGTGGGCGCCGGTTTAATTTCAGATATCTTTTCTTTTTTTTCCATATCTCTCCTCATTCGATCCAGTGAATCGAATGAGCCTTGACGATAAACTTTTTCATCTCTACCTCCTTGCGCTTTTCATGGCACCGAGTTGTTCATAAGCCAACTTCCATGCTGTATCCCATTCCAAAAGCATAATCTTTGGCTTCCCGTCGGCAAATTTTGCAAGGTAATAGTCCCTGCCTGTTTTACTGTAATTGACACTGAAATCCCAATCTCCCTTTTTTGTTAGTTTTGCAATCGTGATATGCCCATCCTCACTTACGGCAAGAAGATGCGTCTTGGTCTTGTAGGCATAGTAACCTTCCGTCGGATATCCCGAGCTCATTGCTATTGCCTGGATTTCGTCAAAAGGGCCAATGCCGAAATCCTCCGAACTTGCAGTGTTGACAAAGCAAAGCATTACTGCCATTACTACTATAATCAGATTCTTTTTCATTTTCCAGATCCTCCCTTCATCTTGTTTGATTTGATTATAATCTAGTTTAATCACGATTTATCGCTAGAATATGAAAATAAGAAAATTAAATATAGGCCCCCGTATAAGCAATCCTTGGGATTCAACTGTACCCAGTATTATTTTTTTTTATACTCGTATTTCGGCGATACAAACCCTAAAAAATGTAGTATTATAATATCATGGAATCAAAAAACAACAAAAGGAGGAGTGAGATGGCAACGGGAATCGATGGAGACAGGGTAATGAGAGAGAGTGGCTTGGAAGTGGGGAAAACCCTCGTAGGCGGGGGGAAGGAAGTAAAAGTAAAGGAGATTATCCAGGGAAACGACAAAATAATCCTGAACTTCCAAGATAAGGATTATACTTACATACTTTCACACGTATTGCTTAGCATCCATAAGGGCAATATGACAGTCAAGGAGGGGTAGGAAATGACAAAATATAAGGCAATATGTGGCAACACAAGCAGGACAATTGAAGGTTGCAAAAACCAGAAAGAAGCCCTTGACTATGCAATCAAGGTGTTCGGCGATTGCATGGATCACACCGACAATGCCAAGATTTACGACATGCAAGGGAATTTTCTTTGTGAAGAAGAGGAGTAGGTAGAGAGATGAGGTACGATGTAGTTTATAAGGGCTGTATACAGCAAACGAGGCAACAGGTAGAAACCTTGCAAGAAGCTGCCGGAATCATTGCAGATAGCGGTAACAATCCGAACTGCTATGTAATCGAAAACAATGCAACAGGTATAAGCATTGTTTATGCTGAAATACAGCACTATATCAACTAGAGGAGGTGTACAATGGCACAGGTACTAACGGAATTTAGCCGCACAATGAGATTTAACAATAGGTACAGAGAGGCACGATGCTGCGCCAAATGCATATCCTACTCGCCAGCAGACAGCGCAACCCGGAAGCAAGGGTACTGCACCGCGTGGGACTACCTTCCTAAATCGCAACGTGCCGTAATAGGCACGTGGACCTGTGATCTGTGGATCAAACGGAGTAAAGCCGCGGAGCGCAAAGTGAGGGAATCAAACAAAAAACAAAAGGAGGAGATAGGGAGATGAAACTGGGACAGGAAGTTGTGTCATTTGTGGTCCGCATACCGCCTGATATGCACGATGAGTTGAGGGTTGAGTCGTACGTCCACCGTGTCAGCATGGCTAGTATCGTGAGAGATGCATTACGGTTATGGTTTGACCAAAACAGGGAAAAGGAGGAGTAAAATGACAGAAGAAGGGGAGAAATCATTCGCAGAGGCATTCCAATCTTGGAAGGATAACAACACATGCAGTGAGTGTGGCAAGTTTTACAGGCCTCGGGTAATCACGGGGAAGTATCACAAGGTCGTTACCACCGAGGACGGGAAAAGGATCTGCCCGTTTTGCTACTGGAAAGAAAAGATAGCAAAAGAGCCAAACTACACTTCCGGATGGAAGACTGACCGGAGGACAGACGTCTTCGGCGCTTGCCGTGACGGATTGGATTGAGGAAGGAGGAGACGATGAAAATAAAAATAACGATGAAAGACCCTGACACGATGTACGACACAGTGCAGGAAGCGGTAACGCAAGAAGTTAAGGCAATGGGATTGCCGGAGGACGAAGAAGAAAGCCTGATTGAACTGAGAACCGAGAAAGAGATCAAGAAGATGGGAAAATGGTTTGAATACGAAGAATACCTGGCCGTAGAGTTCGATACTGAGGCTATGACGGCTACTGTATGCGTCCTTTAACTATGGAGGAAGGAGGAGATGATGAAAGATTTGGTTCTGGTTTTCCTTTTTATTTTTTGTGGAGCTGTCGGAGGGGCTATATCCAATTGGATGGGGGAAAGGATTGGATATGAAAAAAATGCAATCATATGGTGTATGCTAATATTGATTGCTATTATTATTATTGTTTGTATATAAGGAGGAGCAGAAAATGACCTACAGATTAATTGCGACTGACCAAGTAGGGGAAGTAGAAGAGTTAGCATCAAATATGAAGTTGTCTGATGCACTTGACTTGCTTGACTCCTGCAATTCTACCCCCTATCATGGTTATCTTTATGAGGTTGAGGCGGGATAGCATCGCAACGCCGATGGATAAGGAGGGCATCCGGGGATGAATCTGTGGTACTTAGTCTGTATGCTTTACTGCCGTCAACTGCTGAATCTGATCTTGTATCCTCCATATATGGGCAACTTGCCTCACGAGGATGCCCCAGGATCGATTAGCGACAGAGAAGACAAGCAATGGTATGAGAATGAATAAAGTATAAGGAGAAGGCATCATGGCAGACACAATAGACTTTATTGTTTTCATGGCTGGTGTGTCAAGTTTCGTGGGTGTGTTTATAGCCACAATAGTAGCTACGTTCTAAAATAAAAGGGCAGAGACGTTGGAGGGCGTCTCTGCCCAGCACGAAAGGAGGTGGATGAGACAGATTAAGAAATAATAGCATATGGAATAAGCAAATGTCTACTCCTCCTTGGATTTTGACAATGTCGAGCCGATAGCCTTCAATATAGCACCTAGCGTATCACTATCAACCTCAGTCTTTTCGGCACTTACAGCTGCCCCGCATCCTTTCATCTTGACATTGCTAACACCTAGAAAAAGAGAACTTGCCTGGGCTTTGCATATAGTCCCATCTACGGCTATGACATCTGTGGATACCGTAGCGCAGGATGTCAACGCTACTAGTACAAAAATGCCGACTGCAATTGCATAGACCATTGCAATCCCCAACTCCAAGTCAAGTTTGTTTATATTTTTCACTTCAACCCTCCTTGAGTATTAAATTTACTTATAAGTCTATTCAGGCGATACAAACCACTCGAAATATCGTATAATACAATTGAGAGGATGAATTGCAGAGGCAGTCCGGCGACCCTGGCGGCCTGATGGAATCTAAACAGGGCTGGAGGCGAAAGCCCTCCGTAAGAGACGGTTTTAACCGTCTAAGTATCTGCAATCATACTCCTTTTTTTGCATTCAAAGAAACTTCATTAGACGCTCCATTTTGTCTCCCCGCCTACCACGCCCGAGAAGATCCACGGATAACTCCCGTGAAGCAACCATAAGAATCACTGTTGCCTGCTTTAGATACGGCTTGTATTTCCGCAATATCTTGTTTGGGTATTATGCTGTTTGTCACACATCCGAAGCACACCAGTAAAACGAAGACAGACAGAGCCACGATTGCTACCAAGGGAGCTTTCATTTTTTCCTCCTTAGATGTTTAATATCCCCCTTATTTCAGAGTTGCTTAAAAGTTCCGCAAGTTGTCTTGCACAGTCATAGCAAATATGCGTTCCATCGGTACATCCATATGCGCCCAATGTAAAGCGTGTTTGATCTTTGAAATATAACCCAAACAAATCAGATGGATCTTCTGCCGTGTTCCTGCAAATGTCACATGAATATATTTTTTTCATGCTCATAAATTTACCCCCCTCCCATTTTTATGAAAGGCATATTGCCTCACCTGTGGCGTGGTTCCATCCGTGGTGTCTCATCTCTTCCCCGCACTTTCCGCATTTACGATGGGAAGTCACGGCAGGATAGGACACTATCACTTTTGAGTCTGGAACGGTTGTGTTGTCCCATTCATAGAAATGGCAGTTTGCATTGCAACAGAACAAAGTCGGTTTGCATGGCTTTTTGAGATCGAAAAGATAAGTGCAACTTCTTTCACCCCAACTCATATTTCAGATCCTCCATGGCAACTCATCATATTTTTTCCGTTCCATAAAAGTTCCCTCCGTGCCCCATCACAAGCACGGAGGGTTAGTGCGTTACTGAGAGAACAATGCGATGCCACTGTAAAAGTGACTCCAGGGCACTTACGCTTCCCTGGTAAGCGATATGCCGGTCAAGGACCGGACGAGTTGATTTCCCGTTGGATGTACTGTCGCAACACTCCACTTATGGAAGTATTCCAAATTATGGAGTTCCGCTCAAGGTTCTCATATTCCAAAGCAGTCAATCTGACATTTACTACCTTTATCCTTCGTTGATCTTCCGGCATTCTTGGGCGACCTTTTTTATTCATGCTTACATTATCTCATAGCATTCTATTTTTTGTCAACATGTATAAGCAAAAGTAATTATGTTATTTAAAGTTTTCATTTTACATTAATGTAAACATGAATTAAAATATAGAAAAAGGAGGTGCCGAAATGATTGAAAAAAGGAAGGGCGGTCGTAAGACCGACAAGGAGATTCAGCAAATCAAAGAACGGGAAGGACGAGAGGAGGCAGCTAAACTATTAAGAAGAAGGGCTGAAGTTCTAAGGTCTCTCGCAGACACCCTCGAAAAGGAGTCCGAGGCCATCTTAGCTGAGACAGGCTGCGGGAGTGAGGCAAACGGTACCAGCAAAGCAGAAGGTGTGGAATGAAAGCAAGTGTGACGTTCGAGAAAGAGGAGGTATACAAAATCCTATCAGAACGACTTCAAACCATATTCCCACTTCCAGAGGGGAAGGAGTGGGTTTATGTATATGACGCATATGCCTTCAGGTTCGAGATAAAGAACTTTACAGAGGAATCGTCACTACAGAGGGAGGATAGCAATGGCATTTAAAAAAGCAAAACCCCAACAGGCTTTTCTTAAAATGGGGATTTACGGGCCGCCAGGGTCGGGAAAGACATTCACTGCGCTTCTGTTTGCAGAGGGGCTGGCAAAAATTAATGGCAAAAGAATAGCATATATCGATACCGAGCACGGTACTGACTTCTACGCTCAAGATGTGATTGGAAGAAAATATCACACAAAAGCCTTTGATTTCGATGCCATATACACACGATCCATCACTGAGATTGCTGCCGAAGTCAAGGGATTGTCGTCGGCAGAACATGATATTGTGATAATAGACAGCATCACTCATCTATGGGAAGCTGCCAGGGCGGCCTATGCCGGGAAATTCACCAGGGCAGGGACTATCCCTATCCAGGCATGGGGTCAAATCAAAAAACCATACAAGGATCTGCTAAACTATCTCCTCAATGCTCCCTTACACGTATTCATCTTGGGTCGCCAGGGCATAGACTTTGAGACCGATGAGGAAACTGGCGAGATGAAAAAGGTCGGATACAAAATGAAGGCAGAGGGGGAGACTCCATATGAACCCCACATCCTTTTAAGGATGAACCCTCTCAAGGATCAGGTAGCAAGTCTTTTTGTCGAAAAGGATCGCACTGGGGTACTGGCAGGCAAGGTTATAGTCTTGCCGGATTTTGATAATACAATCGCTCCCTTGCTATCTCTTTTGGGAAAAGACCAAGCTCAAATCCAAGGAGAAGATGAAACGGCATCGAGAGATGCGGAAAGCCTGACAGAATCGGATATTGTAAAGCAGGATGCTTCTGAAAAAATCTTCAAGAGCATCCTGGGGCAATACATGCAGTGCACTACAAAGCAGCAACTGTACGATACGGACAAGAAGGTTGCTACTCCTGCTAACAAAAGGCTCATGACAACTTCAGATGTTAGCAAACTCAAGGAAGAATTTAAAAAGGCCGAAACAATTCTCCCATAAGAGGGAACTGACATGGACAAGGGAAGCAATAAATATTGGCAAGAACTTCGCAGAGAAGCCAGGGAAAGGATCAAGGAAATACTTGCAGAAGAAGATCGCATGAGCCTTGATCTTATGGCCCTTGCTTTGAGATCTGTAAATGCTGCGTTCATGGAAATGAGCGTAGGTTAACGCTATCGCAACCTATTCAAGGGTAGAGGCGAGCATGGAAAAGCATTATTGGGTAACACCTCCGGACATGATGAAGACACTGAATGACGAGTTTAATTTCGACTTCGATCCGTGTCCACATCCACGACCGGAGGGATTTGACGGCCTTGTGGCTCCGTGGGGCAAGCGCAACTGGGTGAATCCACCCTTCACCGGAGAGGCACGAGTGCCAGGAAAACGCAAGATTGGCCCGGTAGCATGGCTTCACAAAGCAGTAGCTGAACGAGAAAACGGGAATCTGTCGGTTCTGATTCTTCCGATATACAATATGCGGGCGATCAGTATGGCAGAAGATTTTGGAGCCGAAATACGGTACGTGGGTAAACCGCAATGGCTATCGATGGAAGATGGGGAACCAAATCCGGCAAAGCCATCTGACTGGCACCCATGCGTCTTGTTGATTCTGAGGCCCTAACGAAAAGCTAACCGGCGCAGGCGGCTTCTTCGCCTGCGTCCGTGTTGAGCGACGTGTTAGGGGTTTTGACAAAGGATAACGATGATTTTGCACAATGCAGATTGCATAGACGTGATGCGCGGAATGGACGCGAACAGCGTGGACGCGATCATTACCGACCCACCTTATTACAAGGTGAAAGGCGAGGCATGGGATAACCAGTGGGACACGCCAGCCAAGTTCCTGGAGTGGGTTGGGCTTCTGTGTGAACAGTTCGAGCGCATATTGAAACCGAACGGCAGCCTGTATTTCTTTGCCTCTCCGCAGATGGCT